CGAAAAACGCGGCGATGAGCGGACGCGGAGTGTCAAAGGCGGGCGGGAGCGGATGCGGGCCGGGGTGATTGCGGATTGGGAGCCGGTGACTCCGGAACAGGCGATCCGGTGGTTCCTGGACCTTGTGCCGTTGACGGAGAGCGACCTGGAGCAACTGGCGGCAGAAGCGCGGGCGCGGAGCTTCACGGTGGCTGACGTGGAATCGCGGGAGCTGCTGACGAGGATCCAGGAGCGTATCGGTGACTTCCTGCGGGAAGGCCGGACGCTGGCAGAATGGCAATCGGAATGGGCGGCGATGACGTCCGAATGGGGCCTTGAGGGGAAGTCTCCCTGGCAGGTGGAGACGATGTTCCGGACGGAGACGATGCGTGCATATGGCGCGGGGCGTCAGTTGGCGTTGAACGATCCGGACATCAAGGAGGGCTTCCCGGCGTATCAGTACATCGCGATCCTGGATGACAGGACGCGCGAGACTCATGCGGCGTTGCATGGATTCGTGGCGGACCGTGAGGATCCAGTCTGGGATCGTATCACTCCCCCCTGGGATTACAACTGCCGTTGCGACCTGATCCCGCTGTCGGTGGGATCGATGAAAGAGCTTGGCGTTTACGATGCGTGGGCGGCGGCGACGTTGCCGCAGACGGTGCGGTTGGGCGACGGGTCGGAGCGCAACCCGCGGGAGTTTCGCGGGAGCGACGGTTTCCGTGGTTTGGGGCTTTGAGATTTCGGGGTATTGACAAGGATGTTAGGATGGCATTGTAGTCTCGGGTAATCGAAGCCGTGCGTCTCCCGCGTGTCCCAAGAAATCGCGGTAGGAAGGCGCAGGTGAATACGATGGGGAAACGGAATCCTGAAGATGTTTTGGGGGAATGCATGATCGTGCTTATCCTGGCATTGATATGTTTGAGCCTGTATCTCTGCTGGCCGCTGCGATCGACAGACGGGGCACGACGATTGAATGCCCGGGAGCCGGGGACGGAGGTGCGGCGGTGACGCTGATCGAGGAAGTGGTTGCAGACGAGGAGCAGGCAAAGCAGCGGCGGGAGATGACCTGGGTGCCGGTGTTTCGGGCGGGGACGTGGCACGGCCGGGAATGGACGCGTGACGAGCTGGACCAGTTGGTTCGGAACTTCGGGGATAGCGACCCGGATGTTCCGGCGACGGTCGGGCACAGCCGTGAGAACCCGGATGAGACGTTCGAGGCGCCAGCTCTGGCGTGGGTGCGGGCGTTGCGTGTGAACGGAGACTACCTTGAGGCGCAATTCCGTGACATCGCCTGGGATTTGGTCTATTATGTCAACGAGCGGCGTTACCCGAAGATCTCGATCGAGGCAGTGAACGACTGGCACGGGAAGAAGGGTTGGACGCTGACGCGGGTGGCCTACCACGGGGGCACGCAGACGGAGGTTCCGCTGCCGGACGTTCGGTTCGGTGCGAAGGCTACGCGGATAAGCGCGAGCTGGAAACCGGGGAGCAAGGTTCGGCGGCGCGCGGTCGGTTTTGCCGCGGGATTTGACACACGACATGAGGAAGGAGGTGAGGACGATATGGGACCGAAGGAAATCCAGGCGATGATCGCGGCTGAGCTGAAGAAGGCAGAGCCGGAGATCATCGAGAAGTTCAAGCGGAGCAAGGAATACCAGCAGGTCGCGCAGCGTGCTTCGCAGGCGAAGAAGCTGCAGAACGAGAGCGTGCTGCAGAAATTTGCCGCGAAGGTGGCGAAATGCGGGACGTTCGTGAAGGAGCTGTTTGCGGCGAAGCGGATCACTCCGGCAACAGCGAACCATCCGGGCCTGGCGGCGTTCATGGCAAGCCTTGACGACCAGGACAAGGTGAAGTTCACGGCGGACCAGGAGCAGACGCAGCTCGGGTTCTTCGAGGATTTGCTGGGCGGCCTTGGCAGCGCGAAGTCGCTATTCACGAAGGTGGACGACGAGGAGGAGCGCGATGGCGAGGGCGTTGACGGCGCGATCGCGAAGTTCGCGGCGGATCACGGTCTGGACCCGAAGCTGGTGGAGAAGGAATACCGCAAGCTGGCGGCGAAGGGCCGGCAGGACGGGGACGACGATGAGTAGTGGCGTCGGTGTTGCGGGGCGGAGAAACAAGGGAGAGGAGGTGATCTGAATGACTGCATTGACGGCGAACAAGGACACGAATCTCCGGGACGGCCGCGATTTGCTGGTTCCGGTGAAAGGATCGACGAAGATCTACGCCGGGGCGGGCGTGATCGTGGGGACAGCGACGGGCCTTGCTGTGCCCGCGGGCGACGTCGCGGCGCATGTGAGGTGCGGGATCGCGACGGATCTTGCGGACAATTCCGCGGGGTCGGACGGGGCGGAGAAGGTTCGTGTGCGGCGGCTGGGTTGCGCGGTCGTGAAGTACACAGGTACTGCTCCGACAGTTGGAGCGACGGTATACTGGGTCGACGATCAGACGGTCCAGGCGGCGGCGACAACGAACACGGTGAAGGCTGGTATCGTGGTCCTGGTGGATTCCGGCGCCGGCGAGGTGCTGGTGGACCTGGCGCAGTAGCGTTTGCGGGGCGCAACCGACGATGGCGGGGATGAGCATAGAGGGAGAGGAGGTGAAACAAGGATGAATGTGGTACTGAAGCTGATGAAAATAGCAGGGCTGAATACGCTGTTTCAGGCGGAACTGGAGGCTTACGAGGCGGAGTGGCGTGAGTCGATGACGGTGGTTCCGTCAACGCGGAAGGCAGAGCAGTACGGTTGGCTGGGCGATGTTCCGCGTCTGGCGGAGGACAAGGGCGAGTACATTCCCGAGGGCCTGAAGGAGTACGACTACCTGATCAAGAACCGCAAGTTCAAGGCGGCGATGGAAATCGACGACGACGACCTGGCGGACGATCAGTACGGGCATCTTCAGCAGCGTGTCCGCAACTATGTTGCGGCAGCCGGCACGTGGCCTTACGAACTGCTGTTAGAGCTGATCACTGGCGGCGAGAGCGGCCTTTGCTATGACGGGCAGCCGTTCTTTTCGACTGCGCACTCGGCGGGTTCGAACCTGGTGACGGGAACGGGCGCGGCGGTGGACAAGCTGCAGGCCGACCTGGCAACGGCGCGTGCGCTGGCGGGGACGTTCAAGACGGACAAGGGCAAGCTCTGGCCGCGTGTTCGTCCGCAGTGGTGGGTTCGCTGCTCGAGCGCGTTATACGTTCCGTGCCTGCAGGCGTTCCGGGTGACAACGGTCGCGGCAGGCGGCGAGAACGTATACGCCGGTCTGGTGGCGGGCGTAATCGAGGACAGCGGCCTGACGGGCAACTCGTGGTACCTGGAGGATCGCGCCCCGAGCGTGAAGGGTTACATCTTCCAGTTGCGGCTGCAGCCGACACCGAAGAACACGATGCCGGGCAGCGACCAGGACGTGAAGCACGATTCGACGCTGTACACGATCCGTGCGCGCGGCAATGGCGGTTACGGCGAGTGGCGGAACGTGATCAAGGTGAAGAACACCTGACAGCCGGATGGACGTAGGGCGGGGCGTTTTTTGATCTCAGATTTCAGATTCCAGATTTCAGGAACGGATCGGACGGGACTTATGGGCATGGTCAAGGTGATGTTGAGGCGGGATCATCCGGGGAGTTCAATGCGTGCGCGGCTCAGCGACGGCTCGGTGATCGAAGTTCCGAAAACGGGTTTGTGGTTCTCGGGCGACCTGGTGTCGCAGGAGATGCGGGATTGCGGCTGGTTTGAGGTGGAAGGGGTGGAGGAAATTGCTGAGAGGATTGCCGACGAGGTGGTGAAGGACGTGTTGGCAAGCGAGACACGGACGGGCACGGACGAGCACGGACGGGCACGGACGAAGGCGGCCGTGGGCGGCCGCCCCCGGCCGAAGACGGATTTGCGCGTCGGGCGGATTGCCGGCGGGCGGAAGGGACGCGGGTGATGGGTGTCTACATTGCGATCGAGGATCTGAAGGATTTCTGCCCGGAGGACCGGGTGATCGAGCTGGCGGATGGGGATCCGGAAACGGAGACGCTGGATAACCTGGAGGAGGATACGGAGGCGCGAATCCGGGCGGCGATCGGATCCGCTGAGGCGTTCGTGAACGGGAAGCTCAGGGGGCGGTTTGCGATTCCGATTTCTCCGGTGAGTGAGGAGATCCGGGCTGCCTCGGCGGTGATTTCGTTACACCGTTTGGCGCAGCGCAAGCGGGAATTCCGGAAGCTCTTCGAGGACGACTATGATGTTCAGGTGGCGGTGCTGGACGATCTGGCATCGCGGGAGGGTCAGTTGGGCGAAGCCGTGGTGAACGCCGAGACGATCCGGACAACGGTGGACGACGTCAATGAGGCGCGTCGTGGCGGGGTGATGGCAAACGGCGGGCTGAGGGATTTTTAGCCGTGAGCAAGGGCCCCTGGACATACCGGCCGAAAGGCGCGAGGCGGGATATGGACGGGCTTGCCCGCGCGGTGGCTGTCCGGGCGGGGATGAGGCTGAGCACGGTACGGGCGATCGTGGCGGAGATTCCGGATGCGATCCGGATCGGGCTGGCGACCGACAAGCAGGTGCGCTGTGACGGATTCGGAACCTGGCGGGTGGCGCCAGGATATTCGCGGCGTTGGGATCCCCAGCGGCGGCGGTTCCTGCGGGGCCGCGGGCGTCGGCGGGTGCTGTTTCGGGCGGGAGCGTGGCTGATGGCGACGGTGGCGGGGGGGCGTGGATAATGGCACGGTTGCTGGTGGAATTTTCGCCGTTGCTGGCGGAACTGGACGGGCTGTCGGATCGGGTGAGGGACTGGCGGCGTCCTCTGAAGGCCTGGGGCGTATATATGGTCGGATCGATCAAGCGGAACTTTGACTCGCAGGGCCGTCCGGTGAAGTGGCGTGCGCTGAAGGTGAAGACGCTGATCGCGAGATATATGCGGACGGCCGGGGCGCGGAAGCTGAGGGAGCGGGATAAGGGGAAGGGCAGGTTTGCGCCGAGCGCGGCGATTTACAAGAGCAAGGGCGGGGTGGGGGCGCTGAGCACGATTCCCGGGTTTGCGCGGAGCGGGCGAACCGGTCGGATTCTTCGTCGGGGCCACGGGGGTACGAACAAGTTTGCCCAGGCGGGCCTGGCATTCAGGCGGGCGGTGGTTGCGGCGGTGACGCAGGGGAAGATCCTGCTGGACCGGGGGCGGTTGCGATCGAGCGTGACGAGCGCTGGTGAGGCGGTGCAGGTTGACCGGACAAATGTGTCGATCGGGACAAACCTGGTATATGCGGCGTCGCACCAGTTCGGGGATCCGGGACGGGGAATCCCGACGCGTCCGTACCTGGTGATCCAGGGGGAGGATGAGCGGAGCTATGGCCAGTTCCTGGTGAACTGGTTGATGCGTGGCGAGGTGACCGATGCGTAGAATTGAGGCGGGCTGATGGGTTTCCGTGACGAGATCGAGGCGGGAGTTGCCGGGCTGATAGTCGCGGCGGATACATCCGGGCGTTTCCGTACGGTGAGGGCGATCGGGCAACTACGCAAGGAGGATTATGCGGAAACGGGGTTGCTGCGGGAGCCATGGTGCGTGGTTACCTGGGCTGGTGCGGACATGAATCATAAGGACGGGAAGCTGATCGAGGTGCGTGCGCGGCTCGAGGTGGTGATCGGCGCGGTGCGCTACGATGTCGACAAGCGGAAGGGCTCGCTGTTCGAGCTGCTGGAGCTGGTGCTTGGCGCGCTGGCGTGGGGGCGGATCGGTGGGGGTTACGGCCCGCTGAGGTGCACTGCCGAGGAGGGCCAGGGGATCGATGAGTCGGGGCTGGAGGTCTGGAGCCAGCGGTGGGAGTTGGGCTTCGAGGTGGCAGTGAATGCGTGAGAGGAGCGGCGAGATGGGCAAGGACAAGGCGATTGAGGCGGAACGGGCTGCCTGTGCCTGGGCGTTTCACCGGGTGAAGCTGAATCCGGACCGGAGCGGGGGTCGGGAGCGCGTGGTTTTTTCCGGTGTGGAAGTGGACGGCCACACGCTGGAGATTTCGACCGGTGAGGTGGTGACTCTGAGCCACGAGACCTGGGCGAAGGTGAAGGAGCTGTCGGACGCGCAGGGCCGCAAGTACCTTGTGCGTGCATGATTGTGAAACCGGGAATGGAAGGAGGTGAATTGAGATGGCCGAATTGCTGACTTACGATATCGGGGCGCACCGGATGCTTTGGACGCCCAATGGCGGGACGGAAGTGGACCTTGGGTTCACGGAAGACGGTAGCGAGATCTCGATCGAGAAGGAATACGAGGACGTGGAGGTGCACGAACTGGGCGCACCGGTGGACTCGTACGAGAAGAAGGTGAAGGTGGAAGCGACGGCGAAGCTTGCCCAGGCGACGTTGCAGAACCTGAGCCGGGCGCTGGACGCGTTGCTGACGACGGTGACCGGACCTCCGGCAAAGGTAAGTATCGACGTGAATCCGAAGGCGGGCACGAAGGCGACATTCGGGAAGCTGGTGTTTCGCCCGCGTGAGCTGACGAGCGCTGACAAGAGCCGGGACAAGACGATCTGGCGTGCGGCGGTCAAGGCCGGAACGAAGCTGCCGATGAAGGCGACGACGAAGCGCGTGGCGGACTTCAAGGTTGCCGGGCTGGCGGACCAGGACGTGACGACGGGGAAATGGCGGATCTTCACCGAGGGCGACCCGACGACGGCGGTGCTGTTCGAGGTGTGACGGTTGGGCGGGGCTTTTTTGATCTCAGATTTCAGATATCAGGAACGGATAGGATGGGAAATATGGATGGGCTGGCTGGCGGTGCGAGCGGCGGGGAGACGGTGGATCTGGGGTTTTTGCTGGACCGTGGCGAGGAGCAGGTTGAGCGGCGGGTGCGGATCGGGGACCGGGAAAGCCGTTTGATGGCGATGGCGACGGTAGAGGACTACCTGGTAGCGAAGGCGTACGCGCTGGGTACGGCTGCGCGGCTGGAGGACACATGGGGCCGCCTGGGGAAGGTCGCAGATCCTGATGGCGCGGGATTGGAGGGCGCGTTCGAGCAGTTGCGGGGGCAATTGCGCGCCCAGATTTTGCGTTTCGCTCCGGACCTGGATGAGGAGTGGCTGAAGGACCGCGTTCGAGGCCTGGACGAACTGTTGCGGGTGGCGGCCGAACTGGGGAAGCTGGTGTGGGCGGGTGTGCCGGAGTGGGTAAAAAAAAACTCGGCGGCGCGAGGCGGCAGCGCGATTGCGGGGCTGATAGAGAGCGGGACCGGGAGGGTGACGGGGAATGGGACGGCGGGCGATGGGATTTGATCCTCGTGTCAGAGTGGGCACGGTTGACGGGTGCGAGCGTGGTAGACGTGCTGGGGATGCGTCTGGCGGTATTCGTTGGTTTCTCGCAGGTGCTCGGGGACCTGGAGCGGATGGAACGGCAACGGGGCTGGCTGGTGGCGCTGGCTGCGAGCGGCCGGATCATGGGGGACAGCGCGTTCGAGGATTGGGTCGACGGGCTGGAGGGGCCGGTGAACGGCGGTGACGAGGCGATTCGGCGGGACTGCGATGAGGTGAACCGGAAGCTTGCGCGTCTGGGGTGTTTGTGAGGGCGGGGACAGGTTTGGCGGGGCGGACTTGGTTGACGGGGCTGAAGGGTGGTTTTTGCGATGGCGGATCAGAAGCGGGTAGAGATCGTCGGGACTATCGACCTGGACGCGGAGAAGCTGACAGGTACGCTGGAGGCGGCTGCGCGGGAAGCTGCGAGGTCGGTGGATCTGAACGAGACCCTGATGGACCTGTTCCGCAAGCAGATTGAAGAACTTGCCGGGGTGGCGCGCGGGGTGACGGACGTCGGGGATTCGCTGGAGGATGTGACGGCGGCGGGCAAGGGTGCGGAGACGGCAACGGGAAAACTGGGGGAGGAACTGAAGGACGCCGGGAAAGCGGCAGAGACAGCCGGGGATGAGGTGGGGAAAGTCCGCGAGGAGACGGAACGGACTGGCGTAGTTGCGAAGACGTTTGGATCGATCT